TGTATTCTGTTGATTTTGACAGAATCCAGGAACAATTACCTGCTCGATTGCGCGAGGCACAAGAGTCGATTATGGAGGGTGCCACCAAGGCGAAAACCCAAGGTGGTATTCAAGCACTCGAATTTGCGAGCGCAATTGTTGCGATCATTGGAGTGTTTGGTTTTGTTGCCGATACTGGTTCCATAGTCAAGAAGATTTCTGGCCTCGCTGCTGCGAAGAAAGGGATCGATGTGATTGTTGAAGTTGTCCTGAGCATTATTGTTTACATCGCGCCGACGCTGAAAAGGTGGACAGGTGTTGATTTGATTTCGAAATTGTACCCTGATGATGGCCTGAAGGATTTCCTTTCTGAAGCGCAAGAAGTTTTGGCAAAAGCTAAACATGGAGTGCTGCCTGTGTTGGATGACCAACTGCAGAGTTTGTACCGGTTGATATTAGCCGGGCATGATTTGGCACTCAGGTTGAAGAAGGATTCGAAGGAACCATTGTTGGCTTACTTGACACCAGTTATGAAGGAGTTGACTAAGTTGCATGATACAGCCAAGGAAAGATTGATGTCTGCAACTAAAGCTCCAATTGTCCCAGTGTTTGCTATGTTCATGGGTACAAAATCAGGTACTGGGAAAAGTACCGCCATGAACGGTCTCGAGGAAGCGCTGAGTATCAAGAGTTGTGAAGACCCTTCAACTGGTAAGACTGATTTAACCAAGTTGGAAAGTTGGAAGAAAAGCAAAAAGCCATATGTCCACTTCACTAATGGTGACAAGTGGGACGATGGTATTTGTAACAGTACAGAGATTGTCAGGATTAATGAGGCCTTCATGAAGACCACAGCGCCCGGGATGGAAAATTCGGATGCTGAGCGGATCATCAAGTGGGTTAACCCTGAAGAGTTGTCCGTCCAATTCTCATCAGTTGAGCAGAAGGGAACAACAGGGGTTCGCCCCAAGTTTATTCTTGCCACGACAAACATTTCTGACTTCGCTCAACAGAAGCAAATTGTGAACCCTCAAGCGGTTGTTAGGCGAATTCAAGATGGTATTGATGAAGGGACAGTGATTTGGTTTGAAACTTTGAGTGAAGGCTCATCGAAAGGTTTTGACCCAACTCGTCTCAACATGACAATTGCGAAGAAAGTTGAGGGGGAACAGTCAATGAGTTTTCAGAAAGGTACTGAGGCAATTACTTTTGCCCAAATTGTTGAAAACTGCTGTAAAGCAGCTGACAAGCACAGGCGTGAAGGCCTTCAGCAAGCTGCGGATTTCAAGATCCAGGCAGAGAACATTATGGCGTCGTATTATCGCGCCAGATCCCTGCCTGAGGATACTGCAGCATTGCTCGATGATGCTGCCGACGAGTTCGATATCAAGGTTCAAGCTGTTGATGATGATCCGTTGAAGGTGACTGACCAACCATTTTCACTCGAAGATGACGGTGCCGAGGAAGGCGACATCGAAGGACACACTTTCACTGTTACAAACATGAAACTTGATGATGACCGTCAAGGAATGAGACGGGAAATGATGTTTGCTTTTGATGAGTGTGAATGTGGCGATGGAAAAGAAATCATTGAGTATGAAGTTTTCCGCGCAGGTAACTTCGGCTCGATTGATGCCACGTCAACATTGGTGCGTTCATTTAAGATGCGTCAACCAGTTCTTTTACAGGTTCGCGGCTTCAGTATTCGTTACCGTGGACCCAAGGTTTCTATCGTTGAGACCACGTCCATTAAAGGTTCGGATGTAGGCGACATGCCTCAATCAAATGAGGTGGGTGATGAAAGTCACTTTTTCACGATTGGGAAGTACAAATTTTCCCTTGATCGAGCTTATGAGCGCAAGTTTTTCCTTAGGGAGATGTTTGTGCATGACCTGCAGTTTATTGGTCATGCCATTGCATTCCAAGGGATGGTGGGTGTTGCAAAAGCTGAGGTTAGAGTGAAGGTTGCTGAAAAGATGGGCCTACACTCGTGGTATCCAAGCCACAGGGTGATTTCACTGTTCCGCAAATGGGGCTACAAGGATGACAAGATTAGATTGCCGTTCTGGTCCTGGCGAATTCAGATGACCATTGAACACCCAACATGGGGTGGCGTTAGCCTGGGCCACGACTCATTTGCATTTGCAACATGGTTGCTTGATTCGGTTCTTGAATTGGCAATCGATCCATTATTTGTGTTCAATTACCTTAAGAAAAATTGTGCTGAAATAGCCAATATGACAGGGAAACAAATTGTTGCATTTGTGAAAGGTTTTGACAAGAAGAGGTTGACAGCCATCCAAACGGCAAAGGAGTTCCCAAAGAAATTTTGGGACGCGCTGTGTGGAGGGGTTGAGTACCTCAAGAACAAGATGTATGACGCAGCACAAGCTGTCTGGCGGTTCTTTACAGACCATGCTGCACTCATCGTGACACTAATTTCTGTGATCGCAACTGGAATTGGTGTCTTTTATGGTTTTTCAAGTAGTTCTGAAGTGACAATCCAGAGTGGAGCTGGCACACGTGCTTACACTCGGACAGTCACTCGCGGACACGTTGCATCACGCAACATCCGCATGAAGAGAGCAGTCGTCCAAATTGGCGACCAGAAAACTACGGCTATCAAGGACCTTGTGCAGGCCAACTCGTACAGTGTCCATGTTCTAGGAATGGATGGCTTGAATTATCAAAAGGTCGGATACGCGACATTTGTTAAAGGTCGCAAAGCTATTGCCAACGCACATGTTGTGAAGGCGATGATAAAAAGGAGAGAGATGCTGGAGCAAAACAGTGTCACGGAAAATGTGTTTAAATTACAACAAGGCAAGACGGTTGTTAATTTCGGACCCAACGACGTCACCATGGCGTTGTATGGGAAGTCGGACCTTGCCACAATTGAATTCACAAACGCAAAATTGATTCGTGAACACGTTGATATTCTCAAGCATTTCATGATCTCCAAGAAAATGAACACCTACCATCACTCGGGACCAAAATCCATGTTGGTTAATGCTGATGAGGCAGAAAATTCAACAACGACGATTGGTGGTTCGAGCATTGAGTTCGACACCCGAACTGGTGAAAAAGTCTGGGTGGATTTGTTCTTTGGTTATGACATCAAGACAAAAGATGGTGACTGTGGATCCATTTTGATTTCAAACGATGGAACCACGGGAGGCCAAATCCTGGGTATGCACGTTGCCGGTGACAATAAAGCGAACGGCTTTGCATTCAGGACGTCTCGTGAAGATGTGCGTTTCGCCATTGATGGAATCGACATAGATGATGTCGAGGACCTCCCTGAGATTGAGGAGTATCAAAAATCAGAGGTGAAGGCTCAAGATGGCCTCCCTTACGATTCAAGTGTTCACACAGGAATTGTGCACACATTCAACGCTCCCCTGAGGTCTGGGATACATTCGAAGACAAAGAAGGTTCCATTTGTTGGTACCACTGTCGAACCCAAAGAACGAACAACAGCACTGTCTAATTGTGCTCCTAAATATTATGGAAATGCGCGGCAGACTTATGTTGAGACGAACGCTGAGATTGATGGTAACCTTATGTACCTTATTGGCCAACACTTGGG